GTGGGGCAAGCAAAGAATCGTGGCACTCGTGAGCAGCGCATCGATCAAGCAAGAGCGGAGCGTGAGGAGTTGGCCAGCCGGCTAGGGTTGGAGCAGCGCTCGATAGGCGAGATCAAGGGAGAACTGGGCCTTCCCGATAGGGCCAGATTCCACGGGTATGCGGTGCATGAGCCTGCGAAGGACGAATTTCTTTTCTCTTTCACAGACACCAACGACGCCATAACTAGGCAATGGATCGGTGATCCAGGTCTGGCGAAGTGCTTCGCTGATTTTTCGGATGCTTATCGCCTTGTCCGGTTGGACAGAGGTGAGATAGTAGTCGGTGTCTTCGAGACGGAGACTCAGTACTTCGTCGCAGACGTGCTTGGCGAATAAAAAAGCCGCCTCGATGGGCGGCTTCGGTGGTGCAGGGCGTATCAGTTCCTGGCGGGCAACTCGAACTCCCGGAACGTGATTACCTCATCCCCCAGCCACTCGTTCACCTGCTGCAGCCTCGCCTGAATCGGCTCCAGTTCGTTGACTGCCCAGACCTCGGCGGCCTCGCGCAGTGAGCCGAAGCCCCCAGCGTTCTGCGGGACGATGCCCATCAGCTGGGGCGGGATGCGCAGCGCGGCCAGTAGGTCATCGCGGCTGATGTTCTTGATCGAACCGAACTCATCCTTGGCCGCTACCTCGCTCACCGGTATCACCTGGATGCCATCCTTCTTGCCATTCGGGGCATACACGAACAGATTGCGGAAGTTGCCTGGCCCCTTGGCGGACTTCAGTGCCGTGCGCAAGTCATCAACATCGGTTTCTTTCTGCGCCGCATCGGTCATGTACATGATGAAGCCGGCGTGCGACCCGTTCTGGTAGTAGCGCCGGCGGAAGAGGGTGGCCGACTCGTTGAGCAGCGCCGACTGCAGCGCAGACAACCACTCCGGCAACCCGTACACCTCCTGGTTGATATCCGCCTCGCGCAGATGGCAGATGGTGCCCGGCGCGAATTCGTGCTCATCCTTCCAGCCGCGCACCTGGTAGTAGGTCTCCAAGTCCGCACCGCGGCGCATGTACTTGGCCAGCGTCGGCTGCAGGCTCAGCGGCTGGCCGAGCATGTTTCGGCGCCGCTCCAGGTAGGCATTGCCGCACCACAACCAGTCCAGGGCGAACTGGCCGAACGCCTGCCGGGTCAGCAGCTTGTGCGGAATGAAGGTGCGCTCGAGCATGTTGCGCTTGAAGTTGAGCCCGCTCTGCAGGAACACGCTCGCCCGGGTCGACTTCGCCAGCCCGTCCAGCGACAGCGGCGGTTCGTACCAGCGCCCGTTGAGCCAGCATTCCAGGTAGTCCAGGATCTCGCGCCCATCGAGCACCGGCATGGGGTCGCCGAAAGTGAAGGCCTCGATACCGGTGGCAGGGGCGGCGGCGATGTCGGTGGTCATGAATAGATCTCCATAAAACTGGTGTTCTGGGCGGTCATGCCCTCGAGCGGTTCGTTGTGCAGGGCATGGAACAGCGCCCACGCGAGATCCGCGTGGCCGGTCTCGTCGGTGCGTCCGGCGGTGTAGGTCATCTGCCGGCCGCTGGCCGTGGTGGTCTTGCGAATCGCCATCAGCGAGCTGGCGAGATCGGTCCAGCCGGCATCGAATTCCAGCCGGCCCTTGTGGATCACGTCATAGGCCTTCAGCACCAGGCGCGTTTTCACTTCCGGCGAGTAGCTGAACGTGGTCAGCCCGGGGAAGAACGACTTCACCAGCTGCGCCACGCCCGAGCCCATGCCAGTCATGTCGATGCCGATGTAGGTCACCCAATAGCGCAGCGTCACCCGGCGGATCGCCTCGGCCTGGGCGGCGAAGTCCATCCCGCGGAACTGGTGCCGCTCCAGCACCCGAAATTTGCCGCCCGGTACCAATGGTGGCGCCACCACCACCAGGCCAGCACTGTCGCCGGTTTCGGCGGGGTCGTAGCCCACCCACACCTGGCGATCGCCGAAGGGGCGGTCGGCGAACGGCTTGTAGTCCTCATTCCACTCGATCCAGCTGTCCACCATGCAGGGCTGCAGCACCGTCAGCGGGAAGATCGAAGCGCCGTCATCCACGAACTGGCACATCAGCAGGTTTGCGAAGGCGTCCGCGCTGTACTCCTGGCGCAGCTCCTCGATATCGAACAGATCGCAGCCGCGCGCTTCGGCATCCAGGATGGTGACGATCTGCCGCCAGATCCGGTCCTCGCACAGGCGCCCCTGCTGCAGGGCATCGTGCGTGACGTCGATATTGATCCGCTGCGCCGCCGGCTTGCCCTTGTTGAACCGCTCGCCCGTCCAGAACGAATAGGCCTCATGGGCCATTGAGGAGGGCGTCGAGAAGTAGGTCCGGCGATACTGCTTCTGCATCGCCATGCCGCTGGCGACCTTGTTCAGCTCGTTGAACTTGAAGGTCCAGAAGAATTCGTCGAAGTAGAAGTTGCCGTGATAGCCCTGGGCGGTGCGCGCATTGGTACCGAGGAAGTGCAGCTCGGCGCCGTTGGCCAGAATGATCGGGTCGCCGGTCAGTTCGACCTGGCACACCTCGCGCGCAAACGCCTGGATGTAGGCCTTGAAGATGTGCGCCTGGTTCTTCGAGGCGGACAGGAATATCTGGTTGCGCCCGGTGATCAGCGCATCGAGCAGCGCCTCCCGCGCGAAGTAGTACGTGGCGCCGATCTGCCGGCTCTTGAGAATCGCCCGCGTGCGCTGGTTGCCTGCTCGGTACCAGTCCAGCTGATAGCCGAAACAACCATCGCGGAAGGCCTCCTCGAGCTGCTCGACATGCTCCTCGGCGAACTCGTTGCGCTTCGGCGCCTTCTTCGGCCCCTCGTTGCGCTTGGCCAGGTTCGGGTTGAGGTCCGTTTCGGTCCCGCCACCCTTGAACCGCTCGATCCGCGCCTGCCGCTCCAGCTGCCGGTGCAGCAGGTCGATCTCCTTGAAATCACCGCCACTCTTGCCGTCCTTCAGGATCAGCTGCACCAGTCGCGCCTCCAGCGCACCGCCGATCCGCTCGACGTTGTCCGCCCGGTCCCACTCGTCGCGGCTCTTCCAGCTGTGGACGGTCTTTTCCTTCTCGTCCAGGTAGTCGGCGATATCGGTGATACGCCAGCCCGTCCAGTACAAAAACTTGGCCTGGCGGCGGTTATCACGTTGGGCGGGTAGTTCGGTGGCTGCGTTCATGGCGCAGATGGTGTCGCCCGCGCGCGTAGCCTGTTAGCGCCGCGCCCTGTACCTGCGCCCCATCCACTGCTGGCCGATTGCCCGTACTGCGCCCGCTGCCGACCATGCCCCTCACAGCAACTGCACCCAGCAGCTACCGAGGACAAACCGCATGGCCGCAGCAGCCACCAAGCCCGAGAAGAAGTTTCGCTCCAAGTGGACCCGTATCGCCGTCGAAGGCGCGACCACCGATGGCCGCACCATCGAGCGCAGCTGGCTCGAAGACATCGCCAGCCAATACAACCCGGCCACCTACGGCGCGCGCATCAACTGCGAACACATCAAGGGCATCGCCCCGGAAAGTCCGTTCGGCGCTTACGGTGATGTGCTGGCGGTCAAGGCAGAAGAAGTGGAAATCGATGGCAAGCAGAAGCTCGCCCTCTACGCCCAGCTGCAGCCCAACGAAGCGCTGCTGGCCCTGAACAAGAAGGGGCAGAAGATCTACACCTCGATCGAGGTGCAGCCCAAGTTCGCCGACACCGGCAAGGCCTACCTCATCGGCCTGGCCATCACCGACAGCCCCGCCAGCCTGGGGACCGAGGCGCTCGAATTCAGCGCCAAGCACGGCACCCTGACCAACCGCAAACAGCACCCGGACAACCTGTTCACGGCCGCCGAAGAGGCCGAGCTCGAATTCGAGGAAGTCACCGAACAGCCCGGGGCCTTCAAGGAGCTGGCCGCCCGCGTGAAGTCCCTATTCAACAAGGGCAAGGAAGCGGAGGGCCAGTTCGCCGAGATCGGCGGCGCAGTCACCGCCCTGGTGGAGTTCGCTGAAAAGCAGCGGGCCGAGCTTGAGAAATACAGCGCCGACGCTGCCGTCCTGGGCGAGAAGGTCACCCAGCTGGAAGCCACCGTCACCGAGCTGACCGAAAAACTCGGCACCACCGAGGACCACCGCCAGCAAAAACGTCCGCCAGTACCCGGCGGCGACGGCATCGTCCTCGCCGAGTTTTAACCCCAGGCACCTGCCAGCAGCCGCCCATCATCGGAGTAACCCATGCGTAACGAAACCCGCAAACTGTTCAACGGCTACCTGCAGCAGGTGGCCAAGCTCAACGGCGTCGACAACGCCACCGAGAAATTCAACGTCACCCCCACCATCCAGCAAAAGCTGGAAACCGCGATCCAGGAAGCCAGCGGCCTGCTCAAGCGCATCAACATCATCGGCGTCGAACAGCAGGAAGGCGAAGCGCTGCTGCTGGGCGTCAATGGCCCCATCGCCAGCCGCACCAACACCAAGACCGGCGGGCGCCGTAACCCGGCCGAGCGCAGCGCGCTGAGCAAAGACACCTACACCTGCAAGCAGACCAACTTCGACAGCTCCTTCCCCTACGCGCTGATCGACGCCTGGGCCAAGTTCAAGGACTTCCAAGCGCGGCTGGGCGCCGCCATCACCGAACGCCAGGCCCTGGACCGCATCATGATCGGCTTCAACGGCACCAGCGCCGCAGCCACCTCCGACATCGCGGCCAACCCGCTGCTGCAGGACGTCAACATCGGCTGGCTGGAGAAGATCCGCACCGGCGCGCCTGATCGCGTCCTGGACGAAGTGGTCGATGCCTCCGGCAAGGTCACCATCGGCGCCGGCGGCGACTACAAAACCCTGGATGGCGTGGTGTTCGACGCCGTGCAGATGCTGGAGCCCTGGCACCGCAGCCACCCCAACCTGGTGGTCATGGTTTCCCGCGACCTGCTGCACGACAAGCTGCTCGCCGCAGTGGAAAAGGGTGCCGCATCCAACGTCGAAGAGAATGCCGCTGACCAGATCGTCACCAAGGCCCGCCTGGGAGGCCTGCCGATCGTCGATGCGCCGTTCTTCCCGGCCGGTACCGTGCTGGTTACCACGCTCTCCAACCTGTCCATCTACTTCCAGGAAGGCGCACGCCGCCGTCACGTGAAGGACGAGCCGGAATACGACCGCGTCGCTGACTACCAATCGAGCAACGACGCCTACGTGATCGAGGACTTCGGTCTGGTCGCCCTGGTCGAAAACATCGAGGCGGTGTAAGCCATGCTCAGCCCAGCCCAACGCAACCAGCTGCGCAAACGCGCAGCTTTGCAAGCCGCAGAAGTGGCGCCGGAGCGCTCCATGGCCGGCGCCACCGCCTACGAACAGCAGCTGCTGCAGCTCAACCAGGACAGGCTGCGCCTCAAGCAAGTGCAGTCGGAGCAGGGCAAGGCCGAGCTCAAGCGCCTGCTGATTCCGGCTTACGCACCGTACATCGAAGGCGTGCTTTCCGCCGGCAACGGCGCCCAGGACGATGTGCTCACCACCCTCATGGTCTGGTGCATCGATGCCGGGGAGTTTGCCGACGCGCTGACCATCGGTGCCTACGTGCTCAAGCACAGCCTGAAAATGCCCGACCGCTTCGAGCGCACCACCGGCTGCCTGCTGGCGGAGGAAGTGGCGAACGCCGCGCTCAAGGCACAGAAGGCCGGCGGCGAGTTCCCGCTGTTCGTCCTCGAGCAGGCTCAGCACATCACCGCCGAGCAGGACATGCCCGACCAGGTCCGCGCCAAGCTGCTGCTGGCTATCGGCAAGGCCCTGCTGAGCAAAGTGGACGAGCAACAGCCGGACGGCGAACTGCTGGAGCAAGCCAAGGCGCATCTGATCAAAGCCATCGACCGGCACGGCAGTTGCGGCGGCAAGAAGGATCTGGAGCGCGTCGATCGCCTGCTGAAGAAACACGCGGAAAGCAAGCCAGCCGAACCCGGTACCGGCGAGCCATCGGCCGACGAGACCGCCAACCCCGACCAGGGCGAAGGCGATCAAACCGACCCGGGCGAGCAGGGCACCGACTCCGGTACCGGCGAACCACCCGCTAACTGAGCGTCCCCCACGCACTCGGCGGCTCGGGGCTGATCGACAGGCTTTCTCCTTGGCCTTGTCGTGAAGCCCCGACCACCGCCGACCTATTCGAACCGCAACCATGAGCGCATTCATCGCAGCCGGTGGCAGCCACAAGCCGCACCCCATCACCAACGATGGCTGGTTCCCCGACCTGGACGGCCAGCACCTGCGCGACTCCCTGCGCCTGGACGGCAGCATCACCGATGCCCGGCTGGAAACCGCAGCGGTCAACGCCGTGATCGAGGTCAACCGCGAGCTCAAGCGCTTCAAGTTCGCCCAGCTCGCTGCGGGGCATGAGCGCCTGGCCGACGTGCCCGCCGACCAGATCCAGGGCGAGTCCGAACTGCTGCACCTCTACCGCCGCGCCATCTACTGCAGCGCCGGCGCCGAGCTGGCCGAGCGTTACCGCGACTACAGCGCCACCGGCGACGGAGCCGAGCGTGCCGAAGCGCTCACCCAAACCCCCGACGACTACCGCCGCGATGCCCGCTGGGCCATCCGCAGCATCCTCGGCCGCGTGCATACCACCGTGGAGCTCATCTGATGGCCGCCTTGCGCGCCCAGCAGGGCGACACCCTGGACGCGCTCTGCTGGCGGCACTACGGGCGCACCGCTGGCGTGGTCGAGCAAGTGCTCGATGCCAACCCCGGCCTGGCCGACCTCGGCCCGGTCATCCCGCACGGCACCCTGGTCCAGCTGCCCGAACAGCCCGTGCGCGCCGAACAACGCCAAATGGTGAACCTATGGGACTGATCCACCTCGCGCTCTACAAGGGCCGCGGCACGCTGTTCAACCGCCTGATTCGCTTCTGGACGCGCTCGGCCTACAGCCACTGCGAGCTGGTCATGCCCGATGGCCGCTGGCTGTCTGCTTCAGCAATGGACGGCGGCGTGCGCGCCAAGCGCATCGAGCTCGATCTCGAACACTGGGACCTGATCCCGGTGCCCTGGGCTGACCCTCGCCAGATCCTGCATCTGTTCGAGAAGCACCACGGCAAAGGCTACGACTGGCTCGGCCTGTTCGGCAGCCAACTGCTGCCCCTGACCATCGACAACCGCCGCCGCATGTTCTGCAGCGAGTTCTGTGCCGCCGCCCTGGGCTTCCCCCTGGCGCAGCGCTACAGCCCCGCGCTGCTGGGTGAAGTCGTGCAGCGCGTTCACCTCATCACAACCGCAGGGCAACAGGATGAAGCGCATGCCTGACAGACCGGAAACATGGGCGTTCTTCGCCACCTGGCTGGAACACAACTTCCCAGCCCTCTATGCCGGTGGCCTGGCGATGCTCATTGCCATTTGGCGAATCATCTACAGCGGCGGCCGGGTGCGTCAGCTCCTGCTCGAGGCACCCCTGTGCGGCATGCTCGGCGTCGGCGTTTCCTACGGCCCCTCACTGATCGGCGCCCCCCAGGAGGCCGGCGTCTTTCTCGCCTGCATGGTGGGCCTGTTTGGCGTCGAGGTCAGCCGCGAGGCGGCCAAGCGCGTCCTGAAGAAAAAGGCGGACCAGCTATGACACAGCTCCTACGCAACGGCTCGCGCGGCCTCGCCGTGCGCAACCTGCAGGCCGCGCTGGCCCTGGCCGGCTTCAAGATTGAGGTGGACGGCGACTTCGGTGACGCCACCGAGGCCGTCGTGCGCGCCTACCAACGCAAGGTCGGCCTGGTGGACGATGGCGTCGCCGGCCCGAAAACCCAGGCCGCGCTCAAGGGCTTCGACACCTCGCGCTACCTCAAGCGCAAGGACCTGCAGCAGGCCGCCGACCGCCTCGGTGTGCCGCTGGCCAGCGTCATGGCCGTCAACCAGGTGGAAAGCAGAGGGGAGGGCTTCGCCGCCAATGGCCGCCCGGTGATCCTGTTCGAGCGCCATGTGATGCATGAGCGCTTGCAGGCCCACGGCATCACCGAACGCACTGCCGATAACCTTGCCCAGCAGTTCCCGGCCCTGGTCAACCGAAAATCCGGCGGCTACGTCGGTGGTCCTGCCGAACACCAGCGCCTGGCCCAGGCCCAACAACTGATCCACGAATCCGCCGCGCTGGAATCCGCCAGCTGGGGCCTGTTCCAGATCATGGGCTACCACTGGGAGCGTCTCGGCTACATGGACGCCCAGCACTTCGCCGACACCATGGCGCTCAGCGAGGCCGCCCAACTCGACGCCTTCGTCTGCTTTATCGAGACCGACCCTGCGCTGCACAAAGCGCTGAAGGCTCGGAACTGGAAGGCGTTCGCCAAGGGCTACAACGGCAAGAACTACGCAAAGAACCTCTATGACGTGAAGCTGGCCCGGGCCTATGCCCAGTTCGCTGGCGAGCACGCCCAGGAGCAGGCCGCATGACAAGCAGCAAAGCTTGGCTCGTTGCGGGGGCCGTGTTCGTCGCCATGGCAGTGGCCCTAAATTTCCAGGCCCAACGCATTGATGCGGAAACCGCCCGCGCGGATCTCGCCGCTGATCGCCAGCAAAAGCTCGAACAACGCAACGAGCGGCAGGCCGCCACCATCATCCGCCTGGGTGGCGAGGTAGCCGCACAGCGCGCCGACCAGCTTTCATTGCAGCAGACCACCAGCGATCTGCATCAAGCCCACGCCACCGACCAGCTCAAGAAGAAGGAACGCCGCCGTGAAGACCCCACCCATGCGACTTGGGCTGCTCAGCCTCTGCCTGCTGCTGCTCGCCGCCTGCACCAGCGTCCCGCCATCACCGGAGCCGCAGGTTACCGTCAGTGGCTGTCCGGTCGTGACGCGCTGCACGCTCAACCCAGCGGCGCCGATCGATAACGGCGAGCTCAGCGACGACGGGGACTACCTCATGGGCGCCTGGGCCGAATGCGCCGCCAAGGTCGACCTGGTGGTGGAGCACAACGCCCGAGCCGAGCAGCCATGAACAAGCCCGAATCACTGCGCGACCACCTGCTGGCCGCAATCCCCGAGCTCAGGCGCAACCCCGATCGCCTGCTGGTGTTCGTCGACAACGGCAGCATGCGTAGCACCGCCGCCCCGGGCCTGTCGTTCGAATACAGCTACACCCTCAACCTGATCCTCACCGACTTCGCCGGCCATCCGGATGCTGTCGCCATCCCACTGTTCGCCTGGGTGCTGGTCAACCAGCGCGAACTGATGGAGAACTTGGAGAAGGGCAGGGACGCGATCAAGTTCGAAGCGGACATTCTCGACAACAGCAAGGTCGACCTCTCCATCACCCTGCCGCTGACCGAGCGGGTGATTGTCAAACAGCAGGCCGATGGGACCCTGCACGTTGACCACCCAGCGGAGCCTCAGCTCGAACCCCACTATCCGGCAGGACACTGGCAGCTCTATGCCAAAGACATGCTGATCGCCGAATGGGACAGCATCGAAGGCGTGAACGGCGACATCGCCAGCCCGCACCCGCGGCGCACCAATGTCTGACGACCTGTCTGCCCTCGAGGACTGGGCCGGCGCGCTGCTCAACCAGCTGCAGCCCAAAGAGCGGCGCCAGGTCACCCAATCCATCGCCCGTGACCTGCGCCGCAGCCAGCAGCAGCGCATCGCCGCACAGCGCAACCCGGACGGCACCCCTTACGCCCCACGCAAGCCCCGCCAGCCGCTGCGCGCCAAGGCTGGCCGCATCAAACAGCGCAAGATGTTCGCCAAGCTGCGCACCGCTCGTTACCTGCGCTTGAAGAGCGATGCCAGCTCCATCGCCATCGGTTTCGCCGGCCGCGTCTCGCGCCTGGCCCGTGTGCACCAGTACGGCCTGCGCGATAAACCGGGCCGAAACTCGCCCGATATCCAGTACCAGCGCCGCGAGCTGCTGGGCTTCAGCGATGGCGAGCTGGAAATGATTCGTGACCAGCTGCTGCAGCACCTGGTGCGCTGACCCTGTAACGGCACCCGCTACACAGCCCAGCGAGTGCGCCACGCGCGCGCGACCGCCAGCATGGCGGCATGAACATCACCGACCTTCTGCGCCGCCTCGACAACCTGATCCGCCTCGGCACCATCGCCGCGGTGGACCATCAGGCTGCGCGCTGCACGGTCAAGACCGGCGGCCTCACCGTGCCCAACCTGCCCTGGTTGGCCCTGCGCGCCGGAGCCAGCAGCGACTGGGACCCGCCCACGGTCGGCGAACAATGCATCCTGCTCAGCCCCAGCGGCGAGTCCGCCCAGGGCATCGCCCTGATCGGCCTGTATTCACGGCAACGTCCGGCGCCGTCGAACAGCGCAAACCTGCGCCGACGGAAGTACCCGGACGGGGCTGTGATCGATTACGACCACGCCACTCACACGCTCACCGCCACGCTACCTGACGGCGGCAAGGCCAAGCTGGTCGCACCTGGCGGCGTCAGCATCCTGGGCGACGTGGACATCACCGGCCTGGTGACCGTCAGCGAAGACGTGATCGCCGCCGGCATCAGCCTGGTCAACCACGTTCATGGCGGCGTCCAGGCCGGCCCGAGCAACACAGGGGCGCCGCAATGATCGGCATGTCAGCCGGCACCGGCCGCGCCATCGAGGGCAACGCCCATCTGGCCCAGTCCATCGCTGACATCCTCACTACGCCCCTCGGCAGCCGCGTGATGCGCCGCGAATACGGCAGCCTGCTGCCCGACCTGATCGACGCGCCTTTCAACGACGCCACCCGCCTGCAGGCCTACGCCGCCACCGCCATGGCCCTGCTGCGCTGGGAACCGCGTATCCGCTTGAGCCGCGTGCAACTGTTCCTGGGCGAGCAGCCAGGGCAGGTGGTGCTCGACATCGAAGGCACCCGCGCGGACGTCAACGAGCCGCTCAGCCTGCGCGTGCCGCTTAGCCTCGGAGCCATCGCATGAGCCAGTTCACCGCTATCAACCTGGCCCTGGTCGCGCCGCCCGATGTCATCGAACCGCTCGACTTCGAACAGATCCTCGCCGCCATGCTGGCCGATCTGCTCGAACGCGCCCCCGAGGTGGACGCCCAGGTCGAGTCGGAACCCTTCATGAAGCTGCTGGAGGTTTGCGCCTACCGCGAGCTGCAGCTGCGCGCCCGCATCAATGATGCGGCCCGCGCCGTCATGCTGCCGTACTCCGCCGGCGCCGATCTGGACAACCTCGGCGCCCTGTTCGGCGTCGAGCGGCTGGAGATCAGCCCCGCCGATATGACCGCCATCCCGCCGATCGCCGCGGTCTATGAAAGCGACAGCGACTTCCGCTATCGCATCCAGCTCTCGCTGGAAGGGCTGTCCACCGCTGGGCCCGAGGGTGCCTACATCTACCACGCACTCAGTGCGGACGGGCTGGTGCTCGACGCAAGCGCCACCAGCCCATCGCCCGGGCAAGTGCTGATCACCGTGCTGTCACGCACCGGCTCCGGCGTCCCGCCCGCGGCACTGCTCGCCACCGTGCTGGCCAAGCTGAGCGACGAAAGCGTCCGGCCGCTGACCGACTACGTTCAGGTGCAGGCCGCCGCCATCGTCCAGTACCAGGTCACCGCCACGCTATACTTCTACGCCGGCCCGGACCGTGAAGTGATCATGGCCAACGCCCGCGCGGCGCTGGCGGCCTACACGGCAGGTCAGCATCGCCTGGGCCTGGATGTCACCCTCTCCGGCATCTATGCCGCGCTGCACCAACCAGGCGTTCAGCGTGTGGATCTGGCCAGCCCCACCGCCAACCTGGTTATCAACCGCCAGAGCGCCTCCCACTGCACCGCCATCAACCTCACCGATGGTGGCCTGGATGAGTGACCAGCCCAGCCTGCTGCCGCCCAACGCATCGCCGCTTGAGCGCAAGCTGGAGCAGGCCACCCTGCGCCTCGGCACCATGGCCGTGCCGCTACGCGACCTCTGGAATCCGGACACCTGCCCGGCGCGCCTGCTGCCCTGGCTGGCCTGGACGCTCTCGCTCGACAGCTGGCAGCCGTACTGGCCCGAAGCCGTTAAGCGTGAGCGCATCCGCGCTGCCGTTGAAATCCAGCGCCGAAAAGGCACCGCGAAAAGCGTGCGCGACGTGGTGCGCAGCTTCGGCAGCTCCCTGGCCTTGCGCGAGTGGTGGCAGAAGTCGCCGATGGGCGAGCCGCACACCTTCGAAGTGGTGCTGACCCTTGGGGCAGACACGCCCAACACCGTCGCCTACCAGCAAGACATCCTGAAAGAAATCGACCGCACCAAGCCCGTGCGCTCGCACTACACCCTCACGCTGGGCCTGGCTGCCACCGGTGGGCTCGGCCTTCAGGGCGCATCCCGCCCCGTCATCTATCGCCGCCTGCAATGCACCGAGGCCCCGTAATGGCACTACTCATCACTATCACCAACGCCGGCCGCGCTGAAATCATCAACGCCCAGAACACCGGCACCGGCCCGGTCACCATCACTCAGATCGGTTTCGGTACCGGGCAGTACAACCCCGCCAAGACCCAAACGGCCCTGCAGGCTCAGGTCAAGCGCCTGGGCTCGATCGCGGGCCAGGCGGTAGCCGACGACACCATCCACGTCATGGCCAAGGACGAAAGCGCCGATGCCTACAATGTCGGCGAGTTCGGCCTGTTCAGCGACAAGGGCACGCTGATCGCCGTCTACTCGCAGCCGGCGGCCTCGGGCTGGATCATCCAGAAAGCGGGTCCGTCCACGCTGCTGCTCGCCACTGACATCATCCTGGAGAGCCTCGACGCCGGCATCATCGAGTTCGGCGACATCACCTTTATCAACCCCCCGGCCACCGCCGACGTGGCCGGTGTCACCAAACTGATCAACACGCTCAACAGCACAGACTCCAGCAGTGCGCTCACAGCCGCCATGGGCAAGAAACTGCAGGATGAAAAAGAGCCCGCCATCGCCGGCGGTACCACAGCGCAATATTGGCGCGGCAACAAAACCTGGCGGGATTTCGCCACGGATGTGCGCGCCGCCGTGCTCACCGGCCTCAGCACAGCTTCGGCAACTGCCGTTGCTGCTACTGACAGCCTGTTGACGGCAATCGGGAAGCTCCAGGCCCAGGTCACCGGATTGGCGACGTCTAAGCTCAACGCCGACGCCAACGCTGTGTCGGCGACCAAGCTGCAGACTGCCCGCACGATAGGCGGCGTTCCGTTCGACGGTTCGGCCAGTATCAACTTGCCCGGTGTCAACGCAGCAGGCAATCAGAGCACCTCGGGTAATGCTGCTACGGCGACGAAGTTGCAGACCGCTCGGGCCATCGGTGGCGTTGCGTTCGACGGTACGGCCAACATCAATCTGCCGGGTGTGAATACGACAGGTAGCCAGAGCACCACCGGAAATGCCGCCACGGCGACCAAGCTTCAGACCGCTCGAACCATCGGTGGCGTAGCATTCGACGGTACGGCCAATATCAATTTGCCTGGTGTCAACACGGCCGGAAACCAGCCCACGACTGGAAATGCAGCGACTGCTACCAAGCTGGCGACACCTCGAAATATCGCCATAGCCGGAGCGGCAGAAGGGTCGACGACCTTTGATGGCAGTGGCAACGTCACGATCAACACGACCGTGCCTCGCGTATCACCAGGTACAGACCCGACGAACACGTTCCGTGCGAGCGTTTTCGGCGAGTCGATGAATATGGTCAAGGTGCTCCGAACCAGCGTTGGAGGCATACCGAATTTTCCTCAGTATGGTCCGTGCCTTGTTTGGTCAACCGACGACACACATGCCTTCTTTTCGCCAACTTACAACACACCCAGAATTCGAGTAGGGGCTGGCTCGGGCGCGAAAATCGTGTGGGCAAAGGATCTGGCGTTTACCGACTCCGACATCACGGGCAATGCGGCTACGGCAACGCGTTTGGCTACGGCGCGAACTATTGGTGGGGTGGCGTTCGATGGGTCGGTGAATATCAACCTGCCTGGCGTCAACACAGCTGGAAACCAGAACACGTCCGGCAATGCGGCCACTGCAACGAGGCTGGCTACCGCACGCACTATCAACGGAGTTGCTTTCAACGGCACTGCCAATATCACTATCCCCGTTCCAGAAAACACCGCAAGCAAGGGTACTAGCGGATGGTGGAAATGCGCCGATACCGGGCTCATCAAGCAGTGGGGTTATTTGGCTTCTCGGCCATCTGTCGTCAGCACACACTCTTTTCCTATTGCGTTCCCAAACGCTTGCACCAATGTGACGGTGACAGAGCAGTATGCCTCCCAACACAACGATAGCCCCAAGCTAGGGTCGGCCCCGACCCAGACACAATTCACCATTCACAGCGATGCGCCATCGATTCCGCTGCGCTGGGAAGCAACAGGATACTGAGGGGGGCACCATGATTTTTTTTAGTGCTACAACGAGCGGTTTCTATGACAGCCGCCTGCATGGTTTGATGCCTGATGACGCCATTGAGCTCACATACGAGCGCTATCAAGAGCTATTGGACGGGCAAAGCCTTGGTCTATCGATTGCCACAAACGAAAGCGGCATACCTGTACTTGTTATTCCGCAGCCGCAGCTCAGCGACTTGCTCAGCCAAATAGACATAGCTGCGGATGCTGCCCGCGCTGAGGTCGCTGGCGATCCGTTGCGAGCGGTTGAGTACGACCGCGCCCGCATCGAGGCCGAGGCCTTTGCCGCAGCCGGCTACCAGGGCGACGTGCCGCCGATGGTCGCCGCCTGGGCCATCAACGACCGCACCGCTCGGGAGGCGGCAGACGACATCCTGCACGAAGCCGCCCAGTATACCGCCGCACTGATCGCCCTGCGCGAAACCCGCCTGGCGGCGAAAGAGCAGGTCCGCCTACTGATGGCCGCCGACCAGGTCGAGCAGGCGCAGCAGGTGGTCGAGCAGACCGTTGCGGCGATCGAGGCGGCAGTGACGGGCGTGGGCAACGCCCAGGGCTGACGACATGCCTCAAAAGTAGGAAAGGAGCCAAGCGTTGGCGGAATGGGCATATCGGAATGCTGCTTGTGGAAATGCTGCGATGACCGCGCCGGTCAATCCAACAACCGTACTCAGGACCGTTCCGCCCCAAGAGGCCGCCAAGGCCTGCGGCAGTGTTACTTCTTCGTGGTAGCGGATGTTGTCAAAACATATCCGCAGGTGGGTTTTGAGTACCCGCCGGTCGAACTCCAAGCTGGAGACTTTTCGCTCTAGCTCATCGACTGAAGCGGACAGGTCCTGGAGTAACCTGAATGTTTCTGATTTTTGGAGGTCCACGCCCATCAGTCGATGGGTATGAGTGAACCAGTGCGATTGTTTTTGTTCCGGCTCTTCAGTGGCCTCGAACTTCATGCGCATCGCCGCGACCTTGCTGCTGATCGCTAGCCCTATTGTCACCACCCCGGCGGCAAGTGTGAGAAACAGGCCGAAGCCAAGCATAGGATTTTCATTGGCGCCTCCCAGCCCAATGAATATCGCAGCGATCACAGTTGCAGTAGTTATCGTGATCAGACATCTCTTCAGCATTTGCTACTCCCCTTTTGGTTTCGAGCGATTGTAACTCCGCGCTGTAACAGCCCCCGCTACACACCCCACCGCGTGCGCCCCTTGCGCGCGCGCGTCACCCTTGAGGCTCACTGATCCGGCAACGCCGCAGGAGCCGCCCCGCATGTCGACCGAATACCATCACGGCGTCCGCGTCCTCGAAATCAACGAGGGCACGCGACCCATTCGCACCGTTTCCACCGCCATCGTCGGCATGGTCTGCACCGCCAGCGATGCCGATCCCCTGGCGTTTCCGCTGAACAAACCCGTGCTGCTCACCGACGTGCTGACCGCCTCCGGCAAGGCAGGCGAGGGCGGAACGCTCGCGCGCAGCCTGGATGCCATCGCCGACCAGGCATCGCCCGTCACCGTTGTGGTGCGGGTGGAAGAGGGCGAGAACGAGGCGGAAACCACCTCCAACATCATCGGCGGCGTCACCGCCGGCGGGCAGTACACCGGGATGAAGGCGCTGCTGGCCGCCGAGGCGCAGCTGGGCGTCAAGCCGCGCATCCTCGGTGTGCCGGGGCTGGATAACCTGGCCGTCACCACCGAGCTGGTGGCCACGGCTGAAAAGCTGCGCGCCTTCGCCTACGCCAACGCGCACAACTGCGAAACGGTGAGCGACGCCATCGCCTACCGCGACGGTTTCGGCGCCCGTGAGCTGATGCTCATCTGGCCGGACTTCGTCAACTGGGACACCACCGCCAACGCCGACGCCCCGGCCAGCGCCGTCGCCCGCGCCCTGGGCCTGCGCGCCAAGCTCGATCAGCAGGTGGGCTGGCACAAGACGCTGTCCAACGTGCCGGTCAACGGCGTGTCTGGCCTGTCCCGCGACATCTACTGGGACCTGCAGAACCCCGCCACCGACGCCGGCCTGCTCAACGCCAACGAGGTCACCACCCTGATTCGCCGCGAAGGCTTCCGCTTCTGGGGCTCGCGCACCTGCTCGGCGGACCCGCTGTTCGCCTTCGAGAACTACACCCGCACAGCCCAGGTGCTGGCCGACACCATGGCCGAGGCGCACTTCTGGGCCGTGGACAAGCCCATGCACGCCAGCCTGGTGCGCGACATCGTCGAGGGCATCAACGCCAAGTTCCGCGAGCTGATCCGCGGCGGCTACCTGATCGGCGGCGAATGCTGGTTCGACCCGGCCGCCAACGACAAGGACACGCTCAAGGCCGGCAAGCTCTTCCTGGACTACGACTACACGCCCGTGCCGCCGCTCGAGGACCTGATGCTGCGCCAGCGCATCACCGACCGTTACCTGGTCGACTTCGCCGCCGGCATCAAAGCCTGACCCCATTCAACCCGCGCGGCCCCGCCGCGCCGTAGGAGCGCCCAGCCATGGCCCTGCCCAAGAAGCTTAAGAGCATGAACCTGTACAACGATGGCGGAAGCTACGTTGGCCAGAGCAAATCCGTAACCCTGCCGACCCTCAGCCGCAAGCTGGAAGCCTGGCGTGGCGCTGGCATGGATGGTCCGGTGAAAGTCGACCTGGGCCACAGCGATGACGGCATCCAGATCGAATGGACCCTTGGCGGCTGGGACCTGACCGCCTTGCGTCAGTTTGGCGCCGTACGGGCTGACGGCGTGATGCTGCGCTGGGCCGGTTCGGTACAGCGTGACGACACCGGCGAGATCAGTGCGGTCGAGGTAGTTGTCCGCGGCCGCCACGAGGAAATCGACTTCGGCGATGCCGAGCAGGGCGAAGACACCGAGCACTCGTTCACCACCACCTGCAGCTATTACAAGCTGACCATCGACGGCAACGTCGAGATCGAAATCGACCTGCTCAACTTCATCTTCGTCGTCAACGGCGAAGACCGCCTCGCCGAGCACCGCGCAGCCATCGGCCTGTAATGCCCTGGTACCCACCCATGCCGCGCCTGCCGGGCGCGGTCGATCACACATCAAGAGCAACCCCATGAGCAAGACCAGCGAACCCATCGTCCTCGAGCAGCCCATCAAGCGCGGCGAGGGCAAGCCCATCACAGAGATCACCCTGCGCAAACCCGCCGCCGGCGAGCTGCGCGGCCTCAAGCTGGCGGACCTGATCAACGGCGACGTCAGCGCCAATATCCGCCTGCTGCCGCGCATCAGCCAGCCGACCCTCACCGAGCAGGAAGCCGCCGCCCTGGACGTCGCCGACCTGCTTGCCGTTGCGGATGTCGTAGCGGGTTTTTTGCAGAAGAAGGGTGCGGAATCCCCCGCAGCGTAGATGACGTCATGGCGGACATCGCCCTGGTGTTCCACTGGGGCCCGGAGCAGATGAACGCCATGCCCTTGCACGAACTGATGGACTGGCGCGAGCGCGCCCGCGAACGATGGGAGCGCACGCATGGCGCGGGATCTAAACCTTAAGGTCAACCTCCAGGCCCTGGACAACGCCACCAAGCCCATGCGCTCGGTGTTCGTCGGTGCCCAGGGCCTGGGCCGATCCCTGCGCGACGCCCGTAGCGACCTCAAGCACCTGCAGGCCCAGCAGAAAGACGTCAGCTCGTTCCGCAACCTCAAGGGCGCGTCAGAGCAAACCGGCGCCGCCATGCAGGCCAACCGCGAGCGCGTCAAGGCGCTGTCTCGCGAGCTGGCCAGTACCAGCACGCCGACCAAGGCGCTCACGCGTGATTTTCAGAGCGCGGTCCGCCAGGGCCACGCCCTCAAACAGAAGCACAACGAACAGCAGCGCGAACTCCAGGGCCTGCGCAGCAAACTGGGCGAGGCGGGCATCAGTACCCGCAACCTCGGCCAGCATGAGCGCGACCTGCGCACCAAGGTCAACCAGACCAACCAGGCGATAGCCGAGCAGGAAGGGCGGCTGAAGAAGCTCACCGCCCAGCACAAGCGCCTCGGCCAGGCCAAGGCCGACTATGAACGCACCTCGGCGCTCGCCGGCAGCATGGCCGCCACCGGTGCCGGCGGGCTGGCCACTGGCAGCGGCATTCTCTATGCCGGAGCGCGACTGATGGCGCCGGCGGTGGCTTCCGAGCAGCAAGGCTCGCTGATCGCTGCGCAGAGAGGCGAGGGGGGCGAGCGCGCCGGGCAATACACCAACATCATCAAAGGCATCCGTGCAGATGGCGTGGGCGGTGACGTTGCTGCCGTTGGCGAGGCCGTAGCGGCAGTCGGCAGCACCTTGGGTGCGCTGGGCAAGGTCACTGACCAGGAGTTGGATCGCGCCTCCCGCAAGGCGCTGGATATGGCTGCCGTTCTGGGCGGCGACGTGGTTGAGCATATTCAGACCGCCGCCATCATGATGAAGAACGGGCTGGCAGGCAGCAGCGACCAAGCGTTCGACCTGATCACGCGCGGCATGCAGGGCATGTCCACCCAGATGCGTGGTGAGCTGCCGGAAATCCTGCACGAGTATTCGACCCACTTCCGTGGCTTGGGCTTCGATGGTAAGGAAGCCATGAGCCTGCTGGTGGACATGGCCGCGCAAGGCAAGTTCGCCCTGGACAAGACTGGCGATGCGCTCAAAGAATTCAGCATTCGCGGCTCGGATATGTCCAAGGCCAGCGTTGGCGCCTATGAGGCAATAGGACTCAACGCCGAGCGGATGTCAGCAGCCATTGCCAGCGGCGGTGAAGGCGCACGCAAGGCACTGCAACAAACCTCAAAGGGTTTGCTCAGCATTAAAGACCCGGCTGAGCGAGCCAATGCCGCCATTGCGCTGTTCGGCACGCCTGTTGAGGATCTGGCAATCGACCAGATCCCTGCATTCCTGCAAGCGTTGTCCGGTAGCACCGATAATCTGGGTAAAGTTGAAGGTGCAGCAGGGCAGCTGGGAGTAACGCTGCGCGACAACCTTGGGGGCGACCTGGATAAATTGAGCGGCTCTTGGGGCGCGCTGGTTTCTTCCATGTTCAATGACCAGGGCTCAATGCTGCGCGATCTTGCCCAGTCCCTGAACGGCATCGTCGAGGGCGTTCGGGCATGGGTTGCGGAAAACCCCAGGCTGGCTGGCAATCTGGTCAAAACCGTAGCCGGTGTCGGCGCGCTGATGGCTGGCATGGGCGGGCTTACCCTCGCGATGGCCAGCATACTCGGCCCGTTCGCAATGGTGCGTTACGGGCTGACGGTGATTGGCATCCAGGGCGGGGGACTTGCTACCACGCTGTTCAGCCTGGGCAAGACGGTGCTGCCGCTGGTGGCCACCGGGCTACGATTGGTCGGTGCCGCGGCAATGGCCAACCCGGTCGGCGTGCTGATCGGCACGCTCGCCCTGGGCGCTGCGCTGATCTATGCCAACTGGAGCCGCGTGGGGCCGTTCTTCCTCGGCCTCTGGGCCGAGATCAAAGAGGGCGTCTCCGGCGGCCTGGCCGGCATCGGCGCGCTGTTGCTCAACTTCAGCCCGCTGGGCCTGCTGTATCGCGCATTCGCCGGCGTGATGAGCTACTTCGGTGTGGATCTGCCGAGCAAGTTCAGCGAGTTCGGCGGCAACATTATCCAGGGGCTGATCAACGGCTTCACCAACATGTTCCCTAACCTGAGCGCGGCCATCAGCGGCGCGGCGAACAGCGTGATCAGCACCTTCAAGGGGCTGCTGGGCATCCATTCGCCGTCCCGCGTTTTCGCCGGGCTCGGTGGCGACACCATGGCCGGCCTCGAGCAGGGTCTTGCCGCCGGGGAGGGCGGGCCGCTGTCGCAACTGGCTGGTACCGCCAAGCGCCTGACCGCCGCCGGCGCGGTGGCCGTGGGCATTGGCGCCGCTGCGCCCGGCATGGCTGTCGCTGACCTGCCCTCGATCGACAGCCGTCCGCCGTTGGCAGCACGTGCACCGGCCGCAGCCGTGCAGAGCGCCCCGCCCAACATCGTCATCAACATCCATGCAGCACCTGGGCAGGACGCCAACGCCATCGCCCGCGCTGTTGCCGCCGAGCTCGACCGCCGCGAGCGCGAGAAGGGCGCGCGTGCCCGCTCATCCCTATACGACCAGGAGTAACGGACCATGATGATGGCCCTCGGCATGTTCGTCTTCTCGCTGGAGACCCTGGCCTACCAGGAATTCCAACGGCAAACCGCCTGGCGCCACGGCAAGACCGCGCGCATCGGCACCAACCCCGCGCGCCAGTTCATGGGCCGCGACGACGACACCATCACCCTGCCGGGCGTGCTGCTGCCGGCGCTGGCCGGCGCGCAGATCAGCCTCGACACCCTGCGCTACATGGCCGACACCGGCAAGGCCTGGCCCCTGGTCGAGGGCACCGGCAAGATCTACGGCACCTGGGTGATCGAGAACCTCAGCGAGACGCGCACGCTGTTCTTCCGCGACGGCCAGGCGCGGCGCATCGAATTCACCCTGAGCCTGGTGCGCATCGACGATGGCCGCGTGAACATGCTCGGCAGCGCGATCGGCGCCGGTGGCAACATCCTGCGGGGGCTGCTGCGGTGATCGACCAGCTCATTGCCGAGGGTAAGGGCCTGCTCGGCACGGTCGCCGGCCAGGCCGCCGACGCCTACCGCGAGGCCACGGCCTACCCGAGCCCCATCTGCCGCGTGGTGGTCAATGGGCGCGACATCACCGCTGACATCGAACAGCGCCTGGTCAGCATCGAGCTCACCGACAACCGCGGCATGGAAGCCGACCAGCTCACCATCACCCTCAGCGACCACGACGGCCTGCTGGCCATCCCGCCGCGCGGTGCCACGGTCAGCCTCTGGCTGGGCTGGAGCGACACCGGGCTGGTCAGCAAGGGCAGCTACACCGTGGACGAAACCGAGCACAGCGGCGCGCCGGATGTGCTCAGCATCCGCGCCCGCAGCGCGGACCTGCGCGAGGGCCTCAAGGCCAAGAAGGAACGCAGCTGGACCGGCCAGACCCTCGGCGCCATCATCCAGACCGTTGCCGCCGCCCACGGCCTGAGCCCCGTCATCAGCGCCGCGCTCAGCGTGGTCGAGCTGGCCCAGCTCGACCAGGCCAACGAATCCGACGCCAACCTCATCACCCGCCTGGGCCAGCAGTTCGACGCCATCGCCAGCGTCAAGGCCGAACGCCTGCTGTTCATGCCGGCCGGCAAATCCACCACCGCCAGCGGCTTGCCGCTACCGCATATCACGCTCACCCGCGCCGATGGCGATGGTCACCGCTACCTGCAGGCCGACCGCGACAGCTATAGCGGCGTGCGGGCGTATTACTACGAGGTCAACAGCGCCGAGAAGAAGGAGGCCATCGCCGGCGGCGGCGACAACCTCAAGGACTTGCGCCACACCTACACCGACCAAAAGAGCGCCCTGCAGGCCGCCCGCGCCGAGTGGAGCCGCCTGCAACGCGGCACCGCCACGCTCAGCTATACCCTGGCCAAGGGCCGCCCGGAACTGATACCGGAACTCACCTACAGCCTGGTGGGCGTGAAAGCGGAGATCGCCGCCATCGTCTGGCTCGGCGCCAACGTGCGCCACAGCTTTACGCCGGACAGCTACACCACCGCCCTGGAGCTGGAATCCAAACTGCCGGACGCCGACGACATTGCCGAACTGGCCGAGCAGGGCGACTACACCGGCGTAATGGCTTGGTACCGGGACAAAAAGACCGGGAAACAGCACCAGATAATCGTGGGTGACCAGTCCCGGCTCAAGCGGCTGACGCCCCTGTACACCAGCAAGAAAAGCGCCGAGAGCGCCGTGGAGCGGGAATGGAAGCGGATACAACAAGCGAACGCCTGACCGAACCGGCACCAGCAGAGCCCCAACGCTCCGCCTGGGAGCTGATCGACGAGGAGTGGGGCGAGCAGGGCGAAGCGCCTATGTGCATGTGAGGGAAAGCCTCTATGGCTAGGCGGGTGAGCTTGGGTATAGCAGGCGCTTTGCTCAAAAATGAGCAATCGCTTATCATGATTGCGCAACCAACATGGAGGCTCACATGGCCACCGCAAAGAAAATCGCATCGCCGCAACGCAAAGCAACTGGCAAAAAAATCACCCACGAGCACGTAGTACGTGCTGCGCAGGATGGCCAGAAGACCTTCGAGCGTTTTGTCGCGACAGGCAGTCTCTCCCCTCAGCAGTAGGTCGTAATGCCATCGGTAAAGGTTTCGGAACTCTTCAAAGAACTTTCCGACTGGTACGACTTCTACGTCCTTTTTCATGATTACAAGCTCTTCGGCGATCTCCCTGAGATTTTTGGGCGGGACGAACCTCTCGATTTAGCCGACATGCGTCATGTCCACCTTGCGACAACGGCTCAGATTCAGGCCCGGTGGTCCCGCGAAAAAAGGCAGTTCAAGCGAACAACATTGACTGCTGAGCCAGAAAACGATTACTGGCTCATCTATGCCTACGACGACCTAGCTGATGAGTACCTGCTGTTGACCATCATAGGGCCCGACGCCCACGATCGGCGAGAGTGGGGCACTTACCTGCGGACCATCCTGACGGAAATCGTGGAGCCCTGGATATTGGGCCGGCGAACTTACCCAGAGATCGACTAGCGCCTGGGCAAATAGAGATGGCCATGTCTCACCCGCCTCGATAAACTGGTCATATTTGAACGGAATCACCATGTCTACCGCCCCCTCCTTCGTTACACCTCTACGCTACCCCGGCGGTAAAGGGCGGCTGGGGGCCTGGCTTGCCGAACTCCTGGAACACAACGGTCTCACCGGCGGGTTGTACGTCGAGCCGTATGCCGGAGGAGCTGGCGCCGCTATGTACTTGCTGGTGAACGATCATGTCGAGCGCATTGCGATCAACGACATCGATCCCGTGGTGCATGCCTTCTGGTGGGCTGTGCTCAACGATACGGAACGCCTCGTGGACTTGGTCATAGAAACCCCGGTGACCATGGAAACCTGGCATCAGCAGCGCGAAGTAATTGCAACCGCGGCCAGGCATGACCTCACGACATTAGGGTTCGCCACGTTCTTTCTGAACCGCACCAACCGATCAGGCATGATCAAGGGCGGCGTGATTGGCGGGCAGAAGCAGGCGGGAAAGTATCTAATCGACGCTCGTTACAAAAAGGAGCAGCTAGCGGAGAGAATTGCCCGGATTGGAGCGATGCGAGATCGAATCCAGCTGTTCAACGTCGATGCCCTCGAACTGCTGCGCTGCCCTGAGCTCGATCTGAACAACCGGTCCTTGGTCTACCTGGACCCGCCCTACTACGAAAAGGGCAGTCAGCTGTACCGCAATCATTATAAGCCCGACGACCATCAAGAAATTGCGCAGACTGTAATAGCCATTAAAACGCCTTGGCTCGTCACATATGACAATTGCGACGAAATCAAGGCGCTATACAGCGAAGCGCACGGGGTGGAGTTCTCGCTACATTACTCCACCAACATGCTGAGACCTAAAGCTACCGAAGCAATGTTCTACGGCAACATAGATATTCACACTTCTCCAAAAATGAGACGCTAAGCTACCAGCATTCAATGATGTAATTTTTTAGTTCACTCCACATGGCATTTAGAGTTTCGCCACTGGGGAAGTGTGCGGTCGAATGCAAGTACTTTTGTAGTGTTGTGATTGTGAGCATTCCACCGTCCTCAGCGCAATGCCGCAAAATTACATCAAGGTTATCCTGGGTTAACTTTCCATTAGAATGCATGTGTCTTGCTGAGCATTTAACCTTTTCTTTCAGCGGCGTATTGTGCTCGAGTTTTCGAATAGCGCTTGGGTTTTTCTCTAAGTAGTTATCAGAGCTCAGTTCCAATAATGCACGCAAAAGAAAAGAAACTGATATTGGTGCCGCATTAGATCCGGAGTGCTTCAGAGTCGCCAGTTCACGCACAATGTCTTGAACTTTGGTATGGGTGTTTGGCACATTCAAACCATGCCCTCTCGGAGAAAATAACTTTTCTCGTGTACCGGACCGTGCTTTCGTAGAACTCCGCGTCTGTGGTTTGGGGGCGCTGCCCTCAGTTGGTTCTGCAATTTCATCATAGGCCTCAGTGCCAGCTGGGTCCTGATGCTCAGCTGATATTGCTTTCGGGGACTGCTCATCATAATCTTCCCAGCCACCTGCAGCCTTCATTCCTTTTGCGAAGTCTTCACGTTGTTTCTGACTCTTGAGTTTTGTAACCGTTGCTTCACCGCTGGCTAGCGCGACCAATATTGTAGAAATTGCGCGATCAAAGTAGTCCTCATCCGCAATACGGAATACTTCGCCTTTAGAAACGTGACACCCAAGTTCTTTGCGAACAGCAGGCGTACTCAATAGTCTATACAACGTGGTTGTGGGTATCTGGTCGTACTGAGCTAAGTTGATAAGTCCTTTGGAAAGTGCGTAAGAAAGTAGGTTTATTGCTGGGCGATTTGTGCTTCTTGTTCCTAGTCGTGCAAGAAAGCTGTCGTATTCTTTTGTTCCCCATGAAGCGACACCCACACCACCGTGCTCACCACCGTGCCGCAATTGAATCCAGTAGGCTGCATCTAAAAAATCTTTAAAGACAACAAATTCAACACGTAGAGGTATGGCCGTAGCAGCTTTCTTTTGTAGATGGTCATATTGCTTACGCAGCTTCAGATCTGGACAGAGCTTTGGGTTATTGAGAAATTTAAGCGCAGCAACCCGCCGGTTGCCCTCTACTACGATCCAAGGTTCTTTATCTGACTCTTTTGAGGGCATAACTCCCATAGCCTCAAGGGGACTCAAGCCCTTATTCGCTATGTCTACCGCCAACTTATAGACTTTTTGAGCAACGGCGCCTGATGCCATCCAGAGGTAGATCTCGCGCTGAGATTGCTTCTCGCCATGCCTGGCGTTTTCTGAATCAAGCAGAATACTGTTTATAGATATCGACTTTCTGGAACTCATTCATTCCCTCGCGTGCAACTTTAATTGCGTGAGTCTTATGTTTCTTCGCTAACCGCGGCGGCAGCTGGGGCTGGCTCATCGCTTAAGCGCGCAAATTACATACAGCACATCTACATCGCTACGCGCGGCCAAGGCCTGCAGATAGTCGATGGGAATGACGGAAGATCCGTTCTCGAAGCGCTTCTGCTTGTAGTCGGTGATACCGGCCAGGTGCGCCAGCTCATGCAGAGCCAGGCCGAGGCGTTCGCGCTCTTCGGTCAGGCGTGCGCCGAAGGCGTGGTCGAGGGTTGGGGCGTCATGCATGGGAAACAGTCCTTGTTGGTCAACAGGGGAGTTCGCCGCTTTCGAACAAAGCGTGCAGCTGGAGTTCATCCAGGATGAATGCGCCGGCTTCGCGGGCTTTCTCGACTTTGGAGGGGCCGGCGTTATCGCCAATGCAGAGGAAGGCCAGCGCTTTGCCCGCCGTTTTCATCACGCGCAGCCCCTGTCCAGCGGCGACGCGCTCAAGCTCTTCGCGCCTGGCGGATTTGAAGCCAGTAAAGAGGATCTGCGGACGCTCATCGGGTGAAGCTTTGGGCTTCGGCTCGGGCGCTGGTGGCGCAGCCTCGTTAAGCAAAAGCTCCTCACCCGCAAGGAACTGGACAATGCAGTCTTTCCGATAGGTCTTCGGAAGGGTGTCGGTTTCGTTCCGGCCCTGGATGTAGCGGGTGTTCTCGCTCCAGCGGGTCAGTGTTCGTTCACTGACCGCACCCTGTGCGTCTCGGTAGATGAACTGCAGGATCGGCATCCTTTCCGCGCTCGCTATCTGTTCTCAATGGGAACAGATCATGCCAGCCTTTTGATATCAGCGACAACGGCCTCGAGCTCCTGGAGGCGCTGCTCAAGTGTTTTCAGCCGTTTCTTTTCCTCAGCAGCGCTCTGTATTTCTCGCTGAGCGTCTTCGTCCAAGGCGCGGTACAGCTCAAGGATGGCCTGTTCGCGAGGGCTAGCCGGCTCGCCGCCCGCTGTTGGGGCGTGCGCGCTTTCGCCGCGCAGCATCGGGCCTTCGCCGGTAAGCAACCAGTCGAGGCAGACGCCATGCGCTTCACAAAACTTTATGCATTCCCCATAAGGAACACTGTTCCGTTTCCGCCAGCCGGCTAGCGTCTGTCGATTAACGGGAAGCGCCCTCGCTAGGCCGCTGTCAGTCGTAACCCTGAAGAAGCCCATCATTCGCTCAAGCACTGCGTCTAGCGAGTCTTTATTCATTTCAGCCAAAAACCTTGTTGACTTATCGGTTTCGCATAATTACTTTATGCACAACGCGAACAGATTACCCAAACAAGGGACCGCGAACCATGAACAAGCGACAGATTCACGCGCGGTTGATTGAGCAAGGCCTCAACTTCCGCAAGTTTGCCCTGGCTAACAACTACGACCCGCGCACCGTCACCCAGACGGTGGAGCGCTGGGCAGGTTCCCAGACGCCACCAAACGGGCGGATTGCATTTTCAGTTATGCGCGACCTCTCCAAGCAAATAGGCGTGGAGCTGATTCCCGGTCTGCTCGCGCATCCCTTTGCCCACGCCAGCTAACCGTAACCGGCTTAAGCCACAGGGAAAACTAGAAGATGAAGCGCGAAATTCTAGCCAGCCGTCGCCAGGTGATGACCGCCACGCTAGCCGCCTACCCAGGCGGGCGTGAGTGCGCCGCCGCCCGGCTGGGACTCCCGCCGAAGAAGCTGGACAACCACGTTTACGAAAATGCCGGTAGCCGCCCGCTGAGCGATGAGCAAATTCATCAGCTCGAACAAGAGGCGCGCACCACCCATCTGCCGGACTACATCGCTGCGCTGTACGGCGGCGTGTTCGTACCGATCGCCAACCCGGACGAACTCGACAACATCGACCTGTATGCCCGCTCGCTGGTTACCACCAGCAAGCGCGGCGCCGTGGACCAGTTCATCGCTGACGCGCTCGCCGACGGCGTAATCGATGCCCTGGAGCTGGAGGCCATCCTGGCAGCGCACCGCAAGCACATGGCGGCGCGTCACGAGGAAGTGCAGGCGGTGATTCTGCTTCACACCAAGCCGCAACAAGGAGAGCAACAGTGAGTACCAATCTGATACCGGTGTTTCAGGGTGATCTGGAGGGCAGGGCGCAGCAGCTGTGCGATGCGCGTGACCTTCATCAGTTCATGCAGGTCGGGCGCGATTTTAGCAATTGGATCAAGGGCCGAATCGAGCAATATGGCTTCGTTGAAGGCGAGGACTTTTCGCCCGTTTTGGCGAAAAGTACCGGTGGCAGACCAGGCTTGGAGTACCACCTCACCCTTGATATGGCGAAGGAACTTGCCATGGTCGAGAACAACGACCAGGGCCGTCAGGTTCGCCGTTATTTCATCGCCATGGAGCGCCAGGCACGTGAAAGCCGAGGCGCTTCGTATCTCAGCATGAACCACCAGCTGGCCATGCACCGGCAGATCCCGAAGCTGATTGCCCAGCTCAAGGCTGAAACCGTGCCGGCTATCCGCGCCACGCTGTATGCGCAGCTCACCCAGCATTGCCACCAGCTCGCCATTCCGGCACCCGCGATGGAGTGCGTAGGGCGCAGCGTGCAACCGCCGCCCGATCTGTTCGACCAATAGGCGTAACGCAGTAAGCAGTACGCCCTCAGCCCGCGATAAGCCGGGCGGGGGTGCAAGCAAGCATTTACCGGCCCAGGCCGGAGCCGCGACTGGCGGCAGGGGAGGAAGTAGTGAGCGTTGCCCATAACGGTGGTTACAAGTGTTTGTGCCCGGCCTGCGGGAGCCGCATGCGGATTCGCAACAGCGAGGCGCAAACGCCGGTGTTCAAAACGATGTATGCCCAATGCACATCCGTGGCCTGCGGGGCGACCTACACCGGCTCGCTGAGCTGGGACTTCGCCCTGAGCCCCTCCGGCCTGGACAAACCCCGCATCACGCTGCCGCTGGCCCCTTCGGTGCAGCGCATGCAGGCGCTGCGCGACAGCCGCCCGAAAACCGATCAACTCGACATGCTGGACCACATGGAACCGGAGGTAGCAAACGCATGAACACCCTCAATCAGATCGGCGACGCCCAGGAGTACCGCAGCAGCATGCAGCGGGCGGCACTTCACTTCCTGCAACGCCACCAGGGCGAGCACCTGACCGACGACGGCAAGCTGTTCGAGCGCGGCGTGCAGTACCTGGTCAATGCCATGGATGTGCCGGCCTTCATGGCCGACCGCCTGGTGCACCTGGCCATGAGCGAGCTGGAGTGCCTGAAGCACCCGGTGATCGGCATCGACTACGGCACGGGGGATTCCACTACCGTGGGCCTGGTGCATTTTCTGACGGGCGAGGCGGTATTAATCCCCCTGCGCCATTTGCCGGCGCGGCTCCAGCCGCCCGCGGCGCCCCTGGCTGCAGCAGCCGTTAACTGATCACCCCTTGAATTGACCCATTTCCATGCCCGCCTTTGCGCGGGTAGGGGAAAGTTGCGCCCGAACGGTGGCCCCATGAGCACGAACCTTTGCATTGAAATCCAGCTGAATGCCTTGCAGGCAGAGGCCTACCTGCGCTGGCTCACCAGCCAGTACGAGCAGCTGATGGCGGCTTGTTGGTACGACGACCGCTACCGCTACACGCCGGCTGGCCTTCGCGGGCCGCGCATCCTGGAAGACCACCCGCACATCGCCGGCCTGAACCGCACCATGCGCGTGCTGGTGAAGCAATTGCGCGTGCAGGGGGTGCCGGCATGAGCCGCTCGATCCCTGCCTGTGAGGCGCTGGCGGCTGAGTGGAAACGCTGCAACTTCCGTGACCGCCTCGACGAGCTGCTTAACGAAAGCCGCTACGACCGTCAGAAGGAGATGGTGGACTGGCTCTGCGGCTACCTGGCCGCGCTGCTGGATGCAGACCTGATCACACTTGATCAGCACCACCGGATGGGCGCGGAGATTCTCAGCATTGTCTGGGGGCCAGCTCAATGAAATCCATGCCCCACGAAATCCGCACCGAGGTGCTGGCCCGGCTGGAGCGCGACTACGGGCTCAAGCGGCGCGACAGCGCCGAGTACATGCGCGGCGGCAAATGCCCCTCCTGCGACAAGAAAGAGCTGTTCAGCCGCTACGACGAACCTTGGTTCATCAAGTGCGGCCGCGAGAGCAAGTGCGGCGACCAGTGGCATGTGAAGGACCTGTATGACGACCTGTTCGACGACTGGAGCAAGCGCGCACCGGCCACCGAGAAGGAACCCACAGCGACCGCCAAGAGCTACCTGCAGCACGCCCGCGGCTTTCACCTGGAATTGATCGAAGGCTGGTACACCCAGGAGAACTACTGGAGCCGCGAACTCGGCATCGGCTCGGCTACGGTGCGCTTCCCGCTCGAAGGTGGCAGCTATTGGGAACGGCTGATCGACCGGCCCCACCGCTTCGGCAAGCAGAAGGCGCGCTTCGCGCCGGGCAAGGCCATGCGCGGCTACTGGTGGTGCCCGCCGAGCCTGGACCTGCTCGAGGTCAGCGAGCTGTGGATCGTCGAGGGCATCTTCGACGCCATCGCGCTGCTGCATCACGACATCGACGCCGTGTCGGCCATGAGCAGCAATGCCTTTCCGGCCGAGTCGCTCAAGGCGCTGGCCAAGGCCTGCGCTGACGCCGGCAAGAAGCTGCCCCGGCTGGTCTGGGCGCTGGACAACGAGCCGGGTGCGCATCGCTACACCCGCCGTTGGGTGAAACAGGCCCGCGAGCTCGGCTTTACCTGCGAAGCCGCGCAGATCCCGCAGCGCGACCGCAAGGCCGACTGGAACGACTTGCACCAGCGCTGGATGTTCCTGGACGAGGACAAGCGCGCCGAGCAGGTCGAAGCCGACCTGAAGGAAGCCCGCTACCAGGGCTCGCTGCTGATCGCCGAGAGCGCCGCCGAAAAGGCCACGCTGATGTACGAATGGCGCGAGCGGCACGAATTCCACTTCGGCTTCGGCAACCGGATGTACTGGTTCAAGCTGGATCTGGAGAAATTCAACAAGGCCAAGCAGGCCCTGGAGGACAGCGAGCACCACGACGACAAGCTGCTCAACGATCGGCAGATGACCGAGAAGGCGCTGCGCCAGAGCGGTTGCGTGGTGGAAATCGCCAACTGCTACCCGCAGGCCCTGTACTTCCAGCGCAACGAGATCACCGACGAATCCTGGTACTACTTCCGCGTGGACTTCCCGCACGACGAACCCACCGTGCGCAACACCTTCACCGGCGGCCAGGTGGCGGCGGCGAGCGAGTTCAAGAAGCGCCTGCTGGGCATGGCCGCCGGCGCGGTGTTCACCGGTACCGGCGCCCAGCTCGACAAGATCATGAAGGACCAGCTCTTCGCGCTGAAAACCGTCAAGACCATCGACTACATCGGCTACAGCAAGGAGCACGGCTGCTACGTGTTCGGCGACCTGGCCGTGCGCGGCGGGGTGGTGGAGCAGGCCAACAGCGAGGATTACTTCGAGTTCAAGCAGCTGCGGCTGAAGACGCTGCAGAAGTCGATCCGCCTGGAAATCGCCCGTACCGACGAAGGCTACCGCGCCGAGTGGCTCGACTGGCTGTGGACCTGTTTCAGCACCCAGGGCATCGTCGCCCTGGCGTACTGGTTCGGCTCGCTCTTCGCCGAGCAGATCCGCGAGGAATACCAGAGCTTTCCCTTCCTGGAGGTGACGGGCGAGGCCGGCGCGGGCAAGTCCACGCTGCTGATGTTCCTCTGGAAACTGTTCGGCCGGCCGGACGAGGAGGGCAAGGACCCTTCGAAAATGTCCAAGGCAGGCCTGCGCCGCTGGATGGGCCAGGTCTCCGGCATGCCGCTGGTGCTGCTCGAGGCGGACCGCAGCGACAACGACCGTGGCGCCGCCAAGGCCTACGACTGGGACGAGCTCAAGCCGCTGTTCAACGGCGGTACCCTGGGCGTGACGGGCGTGAAGACCGCCGGCAACGAAACCTACGAGCCACCGTTTCGCGGTGCCATCGTCATCAGCCAGAACGCCACGGTAGCGGCCAGCGAGGCGATCCTCACCCGTATCGTCAAGCTGCACTTCGTGCGCCCCCAGGTCACCACGGCCAGCCGCGCCGCGGCCGACAACCTCAACCACCTGAGCGCGATGGACGTCAGCCACTTCCTGCTGATGGCCACCCGAGCCGAATCCAAGGTGCTGGAAACCTTCCGCGCCCAGGTGAAGGTGCACGAGCAGGCCCTGCGCGAGCTGAAAGAGATCCGCATCGAGCGAATCATCAAGAACCACGCTCAACTGCTGGCCCTGCTCGATGCGCTGCGCCTGGTGGTGCCGCTGACCGATCGCCAGCACCAGGCCACCCAGCGCGAACTCACGGCCATGGCCCTGGTGCGTCAGAACGCCGTCAACGCCGACCCGGCCGAGGTGGCCGAGTTCTGGGAGGTGTTCGACTACCTGCAGAGCCTCAGCGAGGACCCGGTGGTTGACCACAGCAAGAACACGGACCTGATCGCCATCAACCTCAACGAATTCGCCGAACGCGCCGCCGAGCACAAACAGAAGCTCGCCGACGTCGGCACCTTGCGCAACCTGCTGCCCAACAGCCGCTCGCGCAAATACATCGAGCACAACAAGTCGGTGGACAGCGCCGTGCGCGCCGCCTTCAACCGACGTAACAACACCCTGACCCAGCGCGGCACGACCGTGAAGTGCTGGCTGTTCAAACCCAACGCCTGAAGGCGCGGCAACGCCCGAAGGCCGCTGTATCGACCCCAAGGAGAAGCACCATGCAAGAGAAAGAAACCAACCCCCAAGGCGCGCCGGCATTCCAGCTGGGCGACCGGGTTTCGTACTGCGTCGCCAATGCGATCGGCAACGGCCTGCGGATCAGCGTGCGGGAAGGAAAGATCGTTGCCCTCGAAGGGCAGGTGGCCATCGTCCAGGCCAGCAACGGCAAACGCAGCATGCAGCCGCTCGACAAACTGACCCCGGAAGGCCAGCCCAACGCACTCACCCGCGCACTGCTCGGCAAGTAAGAGGAAGCACCATGCAGCACTACGACGATGACGAACCCAGCACCACCCTGCGCGAACGCCTGGCCATGACCGGCTGGATAGGTACCGGCCTGGCCGGCCTGCTGGCCGCAGCCAACCACCTGCCGGACCTGTTCCTGCTGATCGCACGCTGAAAACAAGAAGGCCCCGGTGAGCGGCAACTCACCAGGGCCACACCAACCCCAAGGAGAAGCACCATGCAAGTGAATCAACCGAAGGAAGGCGGGGCGAAGGCTACCATGCCGAGCACCGAACACACCCTCGTCGTGCGTTACGCCGCCGGCGCGGAGCCCAGCTACTCAGCCACAACTGAGATTCTCGGCGGCCGCCTGGTCGCAGTCGCCTTCGACGGCAACCGACTGGCCGTTGCTGATCGTTTGCTCGAAGCGCTTGAGACACTGTCCAGCAGCGGAGAGCTGTCAGATGACGCCCAGTTCGTTGTAGACCAGGCGATCGAGGAGGCAACCCGTGCTGACAGCAAATGATGCCGACCGCCTCAGTGAGCGCATGTTATCGACCTATTGCCGGGAGTGCGGCGTTGCTACGCCCGATGATGTGCGCAAGGCCTGCGAAATGATGATCAGCAAGGCCGCTCGCGCAATCGAGAAGTACAACGGCACGGGCACTGCGATCGAGGTGCTGCAACGCACGACTCGTCATGTGGCACGAGTGGCAGCAGTGGAGGTGCCCCATGCCTAACACCACCGAACCCCTACGCCCAACAATGGCCAGCCATCCGCTGCCGCCCAGCACCTGCGATATCTGCGGGCAGAACCGTGCCACGCGCAAGCATCAGCTGTGCAGCCGCATCCGCCAGCGCCGCTGGGCAGCCGACTGGGCTGCCTACCAGGCCGAAGCCGCCGCCAAGAAAGCCCAGGAGCGCCGCCGCTATGCCCGTTGAAATCCGCACCCGCTTCACCGGCATGACCTACGTGGCCACCGTGCGCGGCGAGAAGAAAACCGCCAGCAACACCATGGGCGCCCGCTGGGCCGCCGAAGCCCTGGCCCGCAAGCTGAACCTGGACCCGACCATGCTCCGCGAAACCCAACGCGACCTGCTGCGCAGTGGGGTGGAGTTGTTTGTGCATCCGGAAGCGCTGAAGGCGAAGGAGGGTGGTGCGCAATGAATTTGCTCCGTTACCTATCCAGTCCGAAGGGCATCACGGTGGCCGAGCTGGCACAGCGCACTGGGCTGCCTGTTGAGAAGGTGCGCGCCGAACTGGTTTCCCTGGAGAGGGCCGGCGAGGCGGTGCGCAAGCGTGCAGCGGTGGGCAAGCCACATCGTTGGTGGAGGGTTGGCGCTAGGCCTCTGGGTAAGCTGGACGTGCTGCTGTCGATGGTGCTGGCGGCACGCCTGCACCCGAACGCCAAACGGCTGCGCTCGGTTTTCGACCGGTTGGCTTACCGCTCGGTTGATCCCGCTGTCGCGCAGATCGTGGCGATGGCGCGCCGCAGCGCTCAGCCGCATCTGGTAGCCGAGCAGGCACTGAGCTTCTACTGGGAGGAGGTTGGCCATGGCTGATGATGCCAATCAGCACATGCTTGAGTGCGAAGCCCGCACCTGGTTGCGCAAGGGTTACAACACCCTGGAGCGCATCCAGGAGCTCACGCTGATGATCGCCAAGAAGCGTGGCCAGGCCTCCGCCGAGCGCCTGGTCGAGGAGATGCGCCGGCAGTGGCGGCGGCGCGCCGAGTGGCTCACCTAGAAATCATCACAATCAATTCGAGGCCCCGCTGCGGGCCTCGTTGCTTTTCGAGCAAATAGACTTCCGCCGTTTCCACCAGGTGAACACGACCATGCACGAGAATGTCGAGGTGCGCGGCAATTCGATCCGCATCTCTTTTCGCTACCAGGGCGAGCGCTGCCGCGAGCCGATCCCGGGTGACCCGACTCCGGCCAACCTCGAGAACGCGGCCCGGCTTGTGGGGCTGATTCGTCACGAGATAGCCGCCGGCACGTTCAGCTATGCCAGGCACTTTCCCAACTCGTCGAAGGTGAAAACTAACACCTTCGGCCACTTCATCGACCTGTGGTTGAACATCAAGCGCAACGAAATGGCGCCCTCCGGCCTTCGCGTCTACGAGGGACGGGCCGAGTTGCATATCCGGCCAAAGTGGGGGCACCTGCAGGCAGACCAGATCGATCACCTGGATTTGCAGGAGTGGGTGCAGGTGGAGCTGATGCCGAAGCTGCACAACAAGACCGTGAACGAGATCATCGGGCTGGTGCGCCAGATCTTCCGGCTGTACCGGATGCGCAACCGCATGGCGCACGACCCGACCGAGGGGCTGCGGGTGAGGGTGCCCGATCGAGATGATCCTGATCCGTTCGATCGGCGCGAGATCGATGCCATCTTGTCGCTGAATACCGAGCGCGAGCAGGAGCGCAACCTGGCGCAGTTCATGATCTGGGCGGGGCCGCGCGTTTCCGAGGCAATCTCGCTGGCCTGGGAAGATGTGGTGGACCTGGACAAGGGGATCGTCCGTTTCCAGCGGTCCCAGGTGCGGGGCCACTACAAGGTCACGAAGACCCGGCGCTCGGTGCGCGAGGTGAAGCTGCTGCGCCCGGCGCGCGAGGCGCTGCAGGCGCAGGCCAAGTTCACCGAGGAGCTGGATGCGGTGACGGTGGACATCAAGGACCGCGACAACAAGACGACACGACGCCGGCAGTTGCGGTTCGTGTTCCACAACTCGACCACCAAGGCCGCGCACACCAGTTCGGACATGCTGCTGAAGGGCTGGTGGCGGCCGCACCTCAAGGCGGCCGGCGTGCGCTTCCGTGGGCCGAACAATTGCCGTCACACCTTCGCCAGCCAGCTGCTTACCACCGGCGCGGTACCGCTGGAGTGGATCGCCGACCAGATGGGGCACACGTCCACCGACATGATCCGCAAGCACTACGGCAAGTGGATCAACGACGACGGCCCGGACATGGTCGGCATCCTGGAGCACGCCCTGAAGCTCTGA